CTTTAACTTCTTTTTCTTTTAAAGCTTCTTGTTCTGCTTTCTTTGCATCTTCCAATGTTCTTTGATGTTTTCTTTGCTCGGCTTCTAGTCTTGATTTGATAATGTTATCAAGTTGAGCTTGGGTAAAAGTTTGTTGTTTAGGTGCTTCTACTTTTACTTCTTCTTTTGGTGTTTGTTGCGTTTCAGGTGCAACAACCTTTTGTTCTTCGGACATATTTTCTCCTATTGTTATATTATTAGTTCGCCTTGTTTGTCATACCAATCTGGATTGACATAAGACCATTGATGACGACAATTATAACCACCTCGAACCACTAAAGGGTTTCCAGATTTCTTTCCACCCCAACTCGTGCTGTTCCAAAGTCGTCTGACTTCATCAATTGTAAAAAGTCCACCTTTTCGTCTATTATATACTCCATTTACTAAATTTCTGCAAATCTCTCTTGTGGTTGGAATAATATCTCCATAATATTTAACATAAGTAAGTCCAGCATCATTAGCTTTATTAAAGTTTAATGTTGCATCAAAATCTCGTAATGAGTCGTTTAATAGCTGCCCAGCATATCTTTTCATGTTTTCCCCAGCTCTATCTCTGCCAAATTTTGACTGCAATGTGGCAACTGCTTTCTCTACCCTTGATTGCATACGTTTTTTGTTCTTATTTTTTTTAACAAACTTAACTAATCTATTTATTTCAGGATCTTTGGAACTTGCATATATTCCATTAATGGTTTGTCTTAATTCTTTTTCTAATACAGTAAATTCAGAACCTAATAATGTATTTTGATAAACCTTTTCAGATAAGGTTCTTGTAAAGGTATTGGAGATGTCTTTGAATTGAGTAAAGTATTGTTGTTTTAAATTTTGTATTAAAGCTAAATCGCCTTTTGTTAATTCTTGAAATTCTTTAGGGATTCTTCCTATTGCTTTAAAAGCTCGTTCAACTCTTTTAGCTTGTTTGTTAAATCCTTTTCTAACAACTGTATCTGACCAAGCTAGATATTCTCTTTCCAAGATAGCTTTGATTTGTGGTCTTATGGCAATAGCTGCTCTTAACTCAATTAGCTTTCCATCTGTTGTGGGTAAAGATTTATTAGCAAGAGAAGTTATATCATCTTCTATCTTATCTAAAACTTTTGTAAGTTGTTCGTAATATTCAGCTTCAGCAAACTCAATTTGCTTGATTCGATAAGCTGTCATTTCTTGGGTAATATCTGCCATAAACTTTGTCTATCATAAAAAAGTGAAAAACTCAAAAAAGCTTTTTCTTTATTTTTTTTCACTTACTGCCAAGCCACTTATTTTTTGCCACAATTCACTTTGCTAGATTCTAGAGCATTTCAAAAAAGTGCGTGTGGTATAATAGGGTATGAATAAAAAATTATACATTAAAAAAAATATTCATAGAAAGGAGGTTAATATGCAACAAAGGGAGAGTAGCGATAAAAAGAATTTGCGTAAAGCATACGAAGAAGCAAATTCTATATTGCCAAAAACTTTACCTTATATAACTAACAAGGAAGCTGAAAAAGCTTATTCTTTATTAGTTAGAAAATTTGGTAAAAGAAAAGATGCTGCACCTAGAACATTTTATAATATGAATTACAAAACTAATATTAAAAAAGTTTGGGTGTGTTTAAGTGGCAATGCTTCAACTTTACATAAAGGTTGGAGAAGATTAATACACGATGTAGCCCATAGGATTTTTAGATATAGAAGTCCTAGCTTACCTGACCATTGCAAACTCCAAGCAGAGTTTGAAGCAAAATTAGTTAGGTATGTAAATACATCAGGTTGGCTCAATGGTGCGTTAAAACCAAAGGTTAAAGTGCTTTCAAGAAATGATAAGTTTAATATCAAAGTAGAAAGCACTCAAAACTTGATTAAGTCTTGGAAAACTAAACAAGCTAGAGCCAATAATAAACTAAAAAAGCTACAAAGCAAACTTAAAAGATTACAAAAATCTTTAGCTAACTAGCTTAAAATAAGGCGATCTGAAATATGGTCGCCTTATACCGCTTCTTCTTCTACTGTTTCTTTGACTACTTCGTCTTGTGTAAATTCGCCCACCTCTGGTTTCGTATCTATCTCATCAAAGATAATATTTAGTTTTTCGTTATCATCCACCACAGCTCTTGCAATTTCTTTATCAATCTCTTTGACTAATGTAGGAGATTTAACATTGATGGCTTTGGCTTGTTGGTAGAACATAAGGTCTGATGCAAAGTCTCTTATGTTAAATGTTTCAGGATAATTTATTTCTCCATCAAAATTTACATTTTGAAAATTTGCATATAGTTTAAATAATTGTTCTTCGGCTAATTGTAGATTGTCTGCTTTCTCGGATAGTCTTGCATTTAATAATTCAAATTCTGTTTGTAAAGCTATGCCAGATGATACTTGTGTTTTAGTAGTTCTAACTGCTCCTGTGTGTGCTATTCTATTGATGGCTTCTATTTTTTTTGTAATAGAGTCCATTATGGATTGTAGGTTAGAACCTGATGGCTGCAATAGATATGGTTTAAGATTAGGTTCAATCTCTTCAGGCATTTCTATTATTGCACCAGCTCCAGCAGAAGCATTGACCGATGGTGTCTTAACTAATGAGGGATGATTTGTTAATCTAATGAGTTGCTCTATTTCAGAGAACTCATTGTAGATTGCTTTTTGCAAATCAGCAATATCAGTTAAGTCAGATTGACCAATTCCTCTTTTGTGCGATTTAGAATTGTATAAGATAACTGCTGGTATCTTGCCAATCTGATTCTCGGCAGTATCTATTAAAATGGGATCAGTCCTATCATCTTTTACATAGTGTGTATCTACTCTGTCTAAATACCAACATCTTAAATAGATACCTCCATCTCTATCTACTTCTTCTCGCACTTTTAAATAATCTAAAACATAACGACCATTCACTTCTCTTTTGTAATTCCAATCTAAAATATTTTCAGGGGTTACGATTGATAGGTAAGGTCTAATGTCTTGTTGTAATTCGTCAGCTTTTGTTTTGCTTACGACTTTAGGTTTGTCTAAAATTAAAAGACTATGCCCATAAATAGAAGCATAATTTTGAGCTTGTTTAATAACAGTATCAAAATTGTTTCCATCAAGGTCAGTATCTTTTAAGAATGATTCTAAACTAGCTTCATCTTGCATTTCTCCAAATTCTCTTGTTGGCTTAACTCTAAAAAGAAAAGATGAATAAATTTGTATAATGTTTCTGCAATGATTATCGCAAGGAGTATTTAAAAGTCTTTGATTAAACTCATTATCAAGTTCTAAATTATAACGATTAAGATATTGACCGACTTGATAATCAAATCCACCATTATAGCTTCTAATAAAGTATTCCCAATGATTTACGTTCTCTTTGTAATCTTTATGAGTAGCGAGAAGTTGATCCCTGTTTAATGCCATATTGTTTTTGTTTAATATTCCATCTTGTCGGAGCAGAGTAAGGCGAACTAATGGTTAGTGGTTTTATGTATTCTATCAAATAACCTAACGCATCGTTCATGTGGTCAAAACCCTCTTCCTTATCTGGAATATTAGTATTCTCCTTGTATATTTGTCTTTGTAATCCTTTTAGCAAAGTTTTGCAAGATTGTGAAACGAAAATATGCCTTACACCATTAGAATCTTTAAGTCTTGAATTGACTGCATTGACTCGATCTCTAATGGCTGGATGTTTGTGTTTAACTTTAACTTTGAACCCAGCATTTTGCAAAATACTTAAATCAGTTCTTCCTCCAGCACTTGTCTTACGTTGTTTAGAAGCTGGATCAGGATAAATAAAGATTGGAATCTTTGTACCATACCTATCGTGTATTTCTTGGCACATTTCATCAGTATTACTTGAATAAATGACTATCTCATCAACAAAATAAACCTTATCTTTTTCTATTTGTGCAACACAAGCACTCATGGGATCTACGTTAAAGTCCATTCCGATATGTAAAGGTTTTGTCCAATCTATCTTTTTATCATTAACATTCTCTACTGGGTGGAAATTGTAATAAACAGTTCCAGCATAGTTCTCAAATGTACCCTCAAACTCTTGTCTAAAAGTTCTTTGGTCTAAATCGGTTCTAGCTTGTTCAAGTTCTTCCTTATTAACCATACCCCCTTGTAAAGTCGTAAATTGAAAACTCTCCCATTCCTTATCTTGCTTTCCTTTAAGATAAAGTTCATAACTCCAATTCCCATACCCTCTAGGAGTACCACAAAATAAAACATCTCCTAAAGTGTCTGCAATAGAAGCTCTTAATACTTCATACCAAGTACGTTTATCTATATCGGCAAATTCGTCTAATATTAAAAAGTTAATTCCTGTACCTCGTAAGGCATCAGGTTGATCTGCTGATTTTAAGCTTATGGTGCTATTGGATTTTTTAATTCTTACAGTTAGATTTGTTTCGTTAATATCTTCAATCCAGTTAAAGGAGTGAAGCATGGTTTTAAGATTAGACCAGCATATTTCCCTAGACATTTTAAAGGTGGGAGAAACATACCAAATATTTTGAACTGGTTTGGCAGCATATTTCATCATCTCGGTTATAGCAAGATGTGTCTTTCCAAATCTTCTTCCTGATATTAAAACTCTAAATCTCTTTTTCGATTGGCTGACCTGATGTTGGGCTTTTGTTAGAGTTATCTTCATTACACCAATACTTTACAATAAATTTATACTTATCCCAAGAGATAGGATCAGTTTGTACTAACTCTATAACCTTATTAGCTCCTTTTTCAACACATTTAGACCAAGCATCAACAGGTTCTCTATCGGTCATAACAGGGTAGCATTGTTGAGCTATTAAGCTACATACTTGAAACATAAGGATATACTTCATTAATCTTCATCCTTGTGTCGTATCTTACCCCATGTAATTTTCCAATTAAGCTTTGTGCTATCCTCTAATTTCTCATCTGATGTAAAAGGTTTAGTAGAGATTCCAATAGATTGTTTTGTATTTTCACAGCCAGTTATAGCCATAAATAAACATACCCATAAAAAAGTTATGAGGTATCTAATCCATCGTTCTGTTCTCTCCATTTTTTCTCTTTGCTTCTTTCTTCTGCGAAGAAATTGTAATGTTCTGAATTTCATCTTCTCTTACCATACCACCTACGTTTTTTAAGAAACCAAACATACGATTTATTCGTTGTTCTCCTTTTTCTTCTTTTTATTCTTTTTATTCTTTCTCTTGTCAATTTTTTTCAAGTTTCGTTTAACAAAATTTGTATTCTTCTTTATTTGTTTAGATAAAACTTCTTGTCCTTGTTGCAGCTTAAATACTTGTTCTTTCATATTCCAAGTTTCTTTTAAGTTCCAACCAATTAGACCAATAGCAGTAACTAAAGCTAAACCAACAATCTTATCTTTTAAGTCCATCTTAATTACAATTCATGTTATCTAAATCAATGGGCTTATCCTTACCATAAAACCATATCCAGCTACTTATCTTTGTACCATCTTGCGTATAAGTACATTTCTTGCCTACTGAACAGGCACTTAAAGCAAAGAATAAAGCCAGAATTAAAAATAATTTATTCATACGTTTTATCCTCTTCTCTGTTACTACATTCACAATAATCACATAAGCAAACCTTTTGAGAGTCTGCATGATGCTCCATACTGCAATGACATTCATGTCCACATTTTTTACAATTATCCATACTATCCATATACACCACAACAGCTAAACTTATCCATAAAAAAATAATGATAAATACTAAATCCTATGGCTATGCCTAGACTTAAACCAATTAATAAAGAAAAAAAGAAAATAAAATATTTTTTAATCACTCAAAACGATCTTTTTAATGTATTTAGAACCATCTGAATTATTATGTACTTCAGCTTGGGTTTTTACACATTTATAAGAAACTGTATCTGAATAAGTCCTCTCGGCTTCTCTTTTACCTCGCAAACAAACTCCCATCGAGGGTTGAATACGATGTTCCTTAATTTCAAAATTTACAAACATTAATAATGCTACTACTGTTTCCATTTAGGGTGTTCCATTCTTATAATGAATTTCTCTGTTAGCATCTTTAAGCTTTTCAATATCCATTAATACTTTGTCCATTTGTTTTCTTAAAAATTCTATGTTCACTCTATTCAAAGCCATAGACTCAATATGTTTATTTAACTTATCGGTAGTTTTGTATAAATCCTCAATCATCATAAATTGTTCGGAGTCTGCTGGTAAGCTGCCTAACTGACCTCTTGGCCACTTGATTCTAAACTCTGTATTCTCGGTTAAATCTTTTTCCATTAATTCTAATGTTGTTGAAATTTTATTTTGAGTTTCAATAATACCGAAGTAAGCCCAAGTACCAATAGCTACCATTGTAATCAATGATAAAACTGTTTTCATTGGCATTTGAACTGCTGCTTCTTCTGATATTTTTAAAGGTTTAGGCATTAGTTATAATTATAACTCCCTGATGGAGTATCTCCTTTTTCTAAAATTTTAAATAATTGTTTATGTTGTTCCATAATATCCTCATCTGAATCCATCATTTTATCCATTTGTTCTTCTAGTTTTAAAACCTGTTCTCTTAACACTTGCACTTTATCTTCGTGAACTGCTTGGATAGTAGAGAGTTCAAATGTACGAGAAAGCGACCATCCACCCAGAGCTAATAATAGTCCAACTAATAATGTAATAATTTTATCTGT